GACATGGCAGACAATAGCGCTTTCGATAAAAGTGCCAGAACCTTCGGGCCTGGCATTAGTCGAAAGGACTCCGATATGGGGCTTATAGTCCCGTATCTCAACCCGTCTGGAATCATTGAGTCTCCGACTCATTTGATCTGTGATCATCGATTCCACGGTTCTTCCCTTTCTGCTTCGAAATCTCAGAATTCGAAGGCGAAATGGAAGTCTGGAGTTGCAGCTTTGTTGCAAACCCATTTCTTCATGTCCCCATGGGACGTGGAGGTACTGTTGTTCCGAAGGAACAACACTGAGATCAGAAACATCTTCTTAGAGTTAGATGTTATCTTTGATAATCTGATCTTATTCGATCGAACTATGTTCGATCATACGAATTCCCTAAATAAGTCACTTATTAAGGAATTCGTCAGAGCGGTTTTAAAAACCGCGTCTTATAGCCTCTGTGAGGTTATTTCGTGCTGGAAATCTATGATTTCCTGGCTAGTAACGAAAGCTTCGGACGCTCATGTCGGCGAACCCGAGAATATTTCGCATAACCCTTTCAAAATTCTTTTGAAATGGGACAAAGTCAAACGTTTTGTAAACGGAGACTTTGATCGTGCAGATATGACGAGCTTTGCTCATCTAATTTCTACACGAAATCTGCCCAACGGTGACCGTCGGGCTAAAGCGAAGGCTCTCAAAGAGTTCAAAGAACTGACTTCTGTTGCTTTCGATGTAACTGATAAAAATCTGGCTAAGCTAGAATTTATGAGTGAACGCATCGGCATTATATGCCGAACGATAAAGGGAGACAACCATCTTCAAGGTGGTCATGTGTCCCTTAACACTTCGGGTGAAATTTATCACCCGCAGCTTGAAGGCGGCAAAGCCGCCGCTGCCGTTAGGGATCTCAAGGAGTTCCTTAACGAAATTCCGTCCTCACTGGAAGTCTATGACTATCCTTTTGGACATGTCACCTACCCTAGGGGTCGGTGTAGATGGCAAGCTTTTAGCGTTGCCGAATATCCACCTACACAGAAGTTCTTAGAACCCGTCTGTCTGGATAGATTACCTCCCGATTTTATCGAGGATGCTGGCGTCTATGATGCCAGTTTAAATCGTCTAGCAGGCTGTGGTCCTTATACGGGAGCTCTGCTGTACGTTACAGCGTATACTATGTATACGCGATGGAAGGAGAACCCTATGGAGTTTCTCCCGATCCGCCAGTGTTCCGTACCGGAACCCGGTGGTAAATGCCGTATGGTAACAACGTCGTATTGGTGGTTGGGGCTTTTGCAACAACCCGCCATACACGAATTGAAGGAGATGGTAGCTTTGCATCCATCTGCTCACTCGTGCTTACTGCGCTGTGACCAAGCATGGCAGTTAACTCATGTTCTTAAGAACATGAGGATATCGTCTCTTACCGAAGGTGAGAGACGTTTAAGGAGGAAATACTATGTACTTTCCTCCGATTTGAAGTCCGCGACCGATGCGATTCCGCATTCTGTGTGTCGTGCACTTCTCAACGGATTCCTTAAAGGAATCCAGAACGATAAGTGGTCATTTTTGATCGAACTTATCGGTAATCGAACCGTCTTCTGCGAAGATAATTCTTTCTTTATACTCCGAAGGGGTATAATGATGGGAGAGCCCTTTTCCAAACTATGTTTGGTACTACTCGGTCTTGTGATCGAGGAAAAGGCTTTCCGTGAGTTTACTATGAGTAAACCCTATTCGGATGCGGATTCTCCGCGTGTCCGATGGCGAGGTTATCACCTTGGAGGTGACGACCACTTTGCAATTGGTCCTTTGGACTACTTACATTGCATTACCAGGAATCATATATTATATGGTTCCCTCATTTCTAAGACCAAGCACCGAATCTCTAGGAGATTCGCGGTGTACACGGAGAGACTCCTGTACTTCTGGTCTAAGGATAATATCGTTATCAATATGGATCCTAAGGATATCAACGATAACGTGTCAAGAAGCATCTTCATTGATTCAATCAAGATTCGACTTCTTTCACCTTACTCTAAAACGACTGAGTCGTATAATGAGAAGAATATAGCAATTGGTAAGGCCATTGGTCTTATGAAAAATGCTAACTACTTGAAAACTCCTCAGGAGATTTCAGATCTTAGAACGGCCTATGACCGTTTTCTATACCGTTTTCGGGGTTGGTTGCCTTCAAGGCATCATCCGAAAATGTTTGCTTTCCTTGGCCTTCCAGTTAAACTGGGCGGTCTCGGATTGACACTTGATCTAGACTCAGTCTTGATCAATATGGCTCCTGTGATCAATATCGCTCTGCGTATTATGTCCAGGGGTGGTAAGGATTCTTTCTTGATAAGAAAGATCCTGACATCCGTCATGAAGAACTCAGTTCCTCGTGGCGTATCTCTAATGGAAGAGCAGAATTTCTTTGCTGCTCATCAAATGGAGAAGTTCGTAAAGAATCCTCACACCTGTGGTGCGAGAAACCTTTCCGATGTGCTCCGTCAGTTTAATCCTGACGGAACTAAATCATTCCGAAGAGCGATTAGCGATGCTAACCACGCCGGAGTGATTCCTCTTTCAGATCTACCTTTGGTATTTGAAAGACAACACTTGATGTCCCGTCTCTTAGAGAAACAGGAACCATCGAAGTATTTTAACTCCACGCCCATACACAAACGCTTTGCGAAGTTATGGGGCAATCTGGAGGAGTTTTACTCCTCAATGAAAGCAAGTGAAGTACCTCATTCCGGTCCTTTGGATAGGGATGAGTTTCGCCTCGCGGTCCGCAATGCGGGTTACGAGGTGTTTATCGATCTCGACACGGAATCTACGATTTACTATGTCGATTCGAGTAATCCGGATTTCTGGAAGAACCCCTTTGGGGACGCAATGGAAATCCGTCCGATAACCATTCGTGATTCAATCACCTTTGGTTATCCGCAACTGAACTTTTCTGGAAGCATAGCGACCAGTAATATTTCAGGTACCCTTCAGGATGTACCGCCTAGCGGTCATTTACTGATGGATGTTTGGCCCCGTATCCGTCGTAGACTGGAAGCGGCCCAAGGAGAGCGTCTGAGACGCTTGAAGAAGGCATCGGAGCATAGCTCCCGCCCTTCTGCTGCACCGCCTAAGGCGGTGCCTGAAAGGGAAACTCACATTGATAATGTGATGAAGGTCTTAGACCGATATTTCCCTACATAGCCTTAAGAGGTTAAATT